CTAGTTGCGGACGACGAAGGCGTCCGGCGCGCCGTTGGCCCAGGCCCGTTCGAGCAGATCGTCGAGCGGGGAGCTGCCATCGGGCCGCAGGCTGACCGAATACCAGCTCGCCCCGTCGTCCTGCGTCCGCTCAATCTCGATCCTGCCATACCGTGCCAACGCCACGGACAGACGCTCCGCCTCAGCCTTGCCGGCAAATGCGCCAAGCGCGAGATAAACGTCGGGCGCCGACCTGTTGTCGGTCCAGGAGCCGATGATCTCCGCCGGCGCAAGCCCTCCTGCGGCGATCTTGGCGAACGGTGACGTCGCCTCGTCAATGCGAGCGTCGGCGTAGCCCAGGGCTTCGAGGCTTCCATCTTTGCCGAGCCTTGCCAGGGGCCGGTCAGCGATGACCGGCCCGTATTCCGGCAGTTCGACCCCGCCAGCGCCCGCCTGCGCACTGCTGCTGGTCATCTGGCCAGGAAATGCCGCGACTGGCTGTGCGCCGCCGAGGGACACCGTTGGCGTCGGACCGGCCATGGCGATCATGACGCCCGTGGCCATGCCATCGGACGGATCAGGAGCGCTGTTGCCCGGCTTGTAGGAGGCCAGGAGATATTCGTCATCGCTGCCTTCAAGCGGCGCGCGTCCGACATAGTCCACCTTTACGTCAGCGATGCCGCTATGGGTGTAGTCGAGCATTTCCGCCGCCCGCTTCGACAGGTCGATCACGCGTCCATGCGCAAACGGTCCGCGGTCGTTGACACGCACCATCACCGACGTGCCGTTTTTCATATTTGTCACGCGCGCATAGCTCGGCAGCGGCATGGTCGGGTGCGCCGCCGACAGATGCGTCATGTCGTAGATTTCGCCATTGGCGGTCAGCCGGCCGTGGAACGCATCGCCATACCAGGACGCCTTGCCCTTCTTCGAGTATCCGGGCTGTTCCTTGGGATGATACCACTTGCCGGCCACCTTGTATGGCTTGCCGACCTGGTCGCGGCCGCCGCCGCGCGGCAGGCGCGATCGCTGGCTGGTCATGCGCGGGCTGGCCTTGCCGTATTTCGATTCGGGGAAATATTCTTTGGTCTGCGTGGTCTGTTTGAGGACCATCGATTTCGGCTGGGGCGACGACGTGCACGCCGACAGAACCGCAACAACCGCAAGGCCTGAAACAACCGCGCCAAATTTCAGCGCCCTGCGGCCCTGCCTGTCATTCATGGTCGATTCGTCCCCGCAATCGTCACAAACGCCAAGCCGATACTCTGGCCTGGCATCTCTTTTCGGCTTGATACGCCAGCCTACCACCCAGCTTGCGTACCAACATCCTCTCTAACGTTCAACTGCTTAACGCCTCATTGACCGATTGTGACGCGAAACGGGCGAATTTGTGACCACGGGGAAACCAGCGCACTAACTCAGCCGGCAATACGGGCCTTTCCAGAAAGGCCATCCCGCCGCGTCCAGGCAATGTTTCGCTCGCCGGTCTTGCGGATCGTGAAGCAGAGCACTTTGCCGTCGTACCAACTCGTCCATTGCTGGCAGAGTTCTCGTCCTTCCACCCACCATTTTCCCTGCTCCCTGGGCGCGAACATGCGGGCCACCGAGATGCCCGAAATATCGCCCGAGACGACGCCGTTGGCGCTATATCGAAGCGGAAGTTCCAGCCCATAACTGCGGAGATAGACGGTCTTGCCACTGACGAGATCACGTATCCCGTCGGCATCCAGATCCTGCGCCAGCGCAGCCGACCCGACAGAGGCTGCAATCGCGGCAACCGCCGCCAAAAGATGTTTTCGCATGCTGCACCTATCTCGTTCCGCAACGGACCATCGCGCGTTCCGCATGTACGGAACGTGTTCTTGAACGGATGAGTTTCAGGCTCGTGAGTGACGATCGCCGGGACGCTTGTCACTGACCAAGCTTTCAAGCTAACACGCTGCTGTCCGGAGGGATGTCCGAGTGGTTTAAGGAACCGGTCTTGAAAACCGGCGTGGGCGCAAGTTCACCGTGGGTTCGAATCCCACTCCCTCCGCCAGCCCATAACTGCTAAGTCTTTGTTTTTGCTTTGTTATTTGGCATTTCGGTTACGAAACTTCGGTCGATAGTAGCTGCTTTGCTGCACAACATGCTGCACATTCCGCTTGCCACTGACCAGGGGCGGTCGTATCGTCAGACATGCAATACATTCGCCGCGGGAAGTTCCTCTATCTTCGCAAGCGTGTTCCGACGCGCTACGCAACGGTTGAAGACAGAGCGGTAGTGTGGGTTGCCCTTCATACCGACTCGGAATCGGTTGCCGCGATCAAAGCTCCCGCGGCATGGGCGCAAATGATCGAAGGGTGGGAAGCGCGCTTGGCGGGTGACACTGCCGATGCTGAAGCGCGGTTCGAAGCGGCGCGTCAATTGGCAGACGTAAGGGGCTTCCGCTACTTGCCCGCCCCTCAGGTCGCGAGGCTGCCGGCAGAGCAGCTTTTGCAGCGCGTCGAAGCGGTTGCCCGCGTCAAAGGCAACAATCGGAAGGCTGAGGCCAAGGCGCTACTCGGCGGGGCGCAAGAGCCTCAGATCACCATAAGCCGCGCACTGGAGCTTTATTGGTCGCTCGCTGCCGACCGGCTCATAGGCAAAAGTGAGGATCAGGTAAGGCGCTGGAAAAACCCGCGCGTGAAAGCGATCGCTAATCTAATAGCCGTGATCGGTGATCAGGCCGTAGCGGACGTTACCGGCGACGACATGCTTGAATTCCGGGCTTGGTGGATGGAACGCCTCGAATCGGAGGCGTTGACGCCCAACAGCGCAAACAAGGATCTCATTCACGTTGGCGACGTGCTGAAGACCATCAACAAGATGAAGCGACTCGGACTCGCCCTGCCCTTGTCGGACCTGAGCTTCAAGGAAGGCGAAGCGAAGACCCGTCCGCCGTTCTCTGTCGCATGGATTCGCGACAAGATCTTGGGGCCCGGTGCGCTGGACGGTCTCAACAAGGAAGCGCGTTGCATATTGCTTTCGATGATCAACACGGGCGCGCGGCCTTCGGAACTGGCAGCACTGCAGCCGGATCAAATCAAACTCGACCATGTGACGCCTCATATTTCAATCGAGGCTGACGGCCGGCAACTGAAGACAGTTCACGCCAGACGGCGCATTCCGCTGGCAGGGGTGAGCTTGGAGGCGATGCGGCAATGCCCCAAGGGTTTCCCACGCTACCGGAAATCGAGTGCCAGCCTGAGCGCCACAGTGAACAAATTTCTTCGCGAGAATGGCTTGCTGGAAACGCCGGCCCATAGTCTCTACAGCTTACGGCACTCTTTCGAAGATCGGATGCTTGCGGCTGGGGTTGACGATCGTATCAGGCGAGATCTGTTCGGTCATAGGCTTAATCGCGAGCGCTACGGCACGGGCGCGTCACTAGAACATTTGCGGGACGTGATTCAGGCCGTAGCCATCTGAGCGCGGACGACAGCACGGGCGCGGGTTACAGCGTCGCCGCACTCGGCAGATTCGGCTTTCGCGATCTCGCGCTCCAACCGATCGAAAATCGGTGCATAGACAGGATCGTTTAGCACAAGCTCGGCGACAATGGCGCGAGCGCTTCTGAGTCTGGCCAGCATGTTCATTTTTATGGGTTTTCGTGAGTAAACCCCCGCCCGCCTGTCCAACCCCAAAAGAAAAGACTGGCGGGCGGGAGCGCTCACGCCTTCAGCGTGATTTCAGAAACCGGACAGGCGCACTCGCACCGTGCCGGAAGGGTTAGCCGCCGCGGTGACCGCGACGCCGATTTTCGTGTTGCCGGCGCTGGTTTTGCTGACCAACTTGGATGCGCTGTCGTAGTAAAGGACATCGCCGACGGCGATTGCCAGTGCGCTCACCTTAGGCAGAGTCCAAACGCCGTCGGTGTGAACGTCCAGGGGAGCGCCAGAAGCCGCGTCACCGGCTGCAACGCCGACGATGCCGCCGGTGACGACGACTTCGCCGCCGGCGACCGTGGCAGCGGCGGGAATGGTGATGGTGTTTCCGGGCTGTACCCAATTGCGAGCCATGGATTTAAAGTCCTTTCGAGGTTCGAGGATAGATAATTCTGCTGCAGCCGAGTTCGGTCTCGCGCTGCCGAATGAGGGTTTCGAGAGATGCTATCGCAGCGGCCAGTTCAGCATCGGAGCGATAGGTCACTTCCTCGCCGTTGCTGTCCCGTACGCTGCGGACGCCTGAAAACCGGCCGCTGTAGAGACGTTCGCGGAAACCGACCAGTTCGGGCAATGTAGTCATGCTTAGGCGCCCGGATTCTTCTGTGCGCCCCGCCAGTCGACCCAGCCGGCGCCGAAGTCTTCAAAGGCGCGGAAGCTGACGCCCAACGAGTCCCAAAGATCCTGCCGTTGAATTTGAGGACCTTGAGCGCCGGACAGGTAGGCGAACTGCATAGTCGCTAGCCGCGCCGGATCGGCGAAAACGTACCACTGGTCATCGGTGATCCGAGGCTCGACAAGCAAGATCAGCTTGCCGGCGAACGGATTTACATCGCCGGTCGTGGGCGCCTGAACGGTCGCAAGCAACTTTTCCGCCGACGTTTCGAGTTCCGGCCCAACGACAAGGTGCTTCGGGGTCGCGTTGATCAGGGTCACGCCGTCCATATCCTTGCGCTGGCGAAGCGCGAGGCGGGCATCCGACAGAGACGTTTCCGACAGCGCCGCGCCCGTCGACAGGTTGCCATGTGTAGCGTGGAACACCGGAACGCCGTCGCTCATCAGCGGATTGTCTAGAAGCAGTGAGACTAGAAGGTCCGCCTCCGTTTGCGCTGCGGCCTGACCAAGTGCGGCGACGATATCGCCGAAGGCGCCGGTATCATCATCGATCATCAATTGGCGCGTGAGATCGAAGCGCCGGGCGTAGGTCGCCAGGCTGAGCTTTTCGCCGGTCTCGCCGCGCGAGGTCGCGGTGATCTCGCCGTGTTCGGAAAGCTTTTCGAGACGGCCCATGCCGCCCAGGCGGAGGGTCGAGGACTCCTTGAAGTTCGGGAGCGTGCGCTGGCGCGCAAGCGCCTTCAGCGGGCTTTCGGCCGCCTGATAGGTGGAAAGAAGCGTTTTGTTTGCGGCGTTGGTCACAACCAACGGAAAGTCGCTAGTGCCATGCGCCGCACGCTGCAGAACTTCATCGGTCGACAGGCCGCGGACGCTCACGCCGGCGCGAGTCAGCGAGTCGCGCGCCAGGTCGAGCAAGCTCATATTTGCGTACTCGCGCGAAGCGGGCGGTAGCTCGGAAGCGCCGCCCATGCGAAACGCCAGGGCGTCCGCCGCGCGGGTGACGATCGCCGCCGGGTCATCGTTTGAGGCCGTAACGCGAATGCGGGGCGTATTGCGCTGACGAGTCTGCATGTGCTCGAAAGCGCGGCTCTTGACCTCATCGAGGCTCAGATCCTCATCAACGATGGCGTCGATTTCTTCCGGCTTGCTCATGCCTGCAGCGCGAAGGATGCTCCGCACTTCGGCGCGGTGCCGCGCCGGGGTCGGTTCTTCGATTTCAGGTTCCATTTCGGTACTCCTTTGGATTCGGGAATTTGGATCTGCCGGGACTGCGGTCAGCGTGACTTCAAATAGTCGCCAACGGACGGCGGTTTTCGTCCGCCGGCCTTCGGCGTCAGTACCTTCGCGCCACTTCTGGACGCGGTAGCCGACACTCAGATGCCGCAACGTGCGGTCGCGGATGCGCTGCCGAATCGGTTCGGCGTCGTCGGCGCTCGTGAAGCGCAGTTGGGCGCTGACTCGATTGTCATCGGCTGAGAGATTGAAGGCGCGGCCGATCGTTTCCCGCGCCAGGGGCGAATGGTCGAGTTGCAGCGGGAAGTCGTCTTCCGGCTCGAATTTCAGCCCGAACGGGTCCAGAATTTCGAAGAAAGGGGCTTTAGAGTCGCGCCTGACAATTGGAGTTCGGGTCGCAATGATCGCGCTCACGACAAGCGCGGTATCGTCCAGCGCTGAACCGTCAAAACCGACTGAGCGGCTGAAAGCCTCGCCGACTGCGATAATCCCCGTCACTGGCCATCCTCCGACGTGTCGGCAGTTTTCGAAGCAGCCGGTCGTTGGAACGTGTCGGCGCCAATCTCCCGGTCGATTTGCTCGACCGAATAGCCCATGGCTGCGATAACCTGCCGGCGGGATATCAAACCGGCATCAAGCGCGACGACCTGGGCTTCCAGATCCTTCTTCGGATCGACCCAAGGCTGCGCCGGCGGTATCCATTCGACCGCGAAAAGGTCGTCATCGATCGGGGCGTCTACCTCGCCAGACAACACGGCAAAGGTAGCGACACGGCGCCAAACAGGGTCGAGCCAGCAAGGCTGCAGCGTGTTGAACTGAAAGGCGTCGATCTTCTGACGGAAGCTGACCAGCGCGGCGCGGAGCGAACTGTAATTCGCCTGCGTGAGATTTCCGTCGACAAGGTGCACCGGAATGTCGAGACCGGCCGCGATCGTGCGCAGCATGTGCTGCACCAGTTCGGCACTCTGTTGCGCCTGTTGCGGCGCCGTTGAGTTGACTTTCCAGCCGCCGGGAAACTTCAGAATCGCCCCAGGCGCGAGTCCCTGTTCATCCGTGATCGGGTCGCTGCCGTCGCCAGTGTCGTTTTCGTTCGTCAGAATGACCGACAACAACGCGCTCATGCGAACATTCATCGCTTGCGCGTCTTCCAATCCGTCGAGCGCGTCGAGGCGAAGCAAGACGGGAGCAAACTTGGAAATGCCCCGATAGCTGCCGGTCTCCGGCTGCGCCAGGTGCAGTACGTCGGACGCTTCAATTCGGACAGGTGGCGCATACGTGGCGAAGATGTCGGTCGGTTTGGCAGGGTGAATATGGAAAGCCTGCACGCGGCCGTCGGCGTCGATCTCGACTCCGTTCACGATCTGGCGCCCGTCTGAAAGGTTGCTCGTTCGGTCCATCGCGACTTGCTCGGCCGGGATGGCCTGCAACTGATCGCCAATCCAGCGGCCGAACGCCTCGCCATCGACAAAGGCGTCTCCGACCGCGCTTGCGGTCAGGCTGCCGAAATTGCCGCGGCCCGTCACGTCGGCCCGCTTTGCCCAAACGCGGAAATGATCGTCGAGAGTGGCGCGAATTGTGGCGTCGGAATGCTGCGAAGTGGGAATCAGTCCAGGACCGACAACGGCCGTCTTCCAGGCTTCGACGGCAGCATGGGCCAGCGCATTGTTTTGCGTCTTGTGGCGAGCGCGGCCTTGAACCGGAACGCGGGCGCCCGACACTTCGCTTGCGTAGGAATTGAAGGTTGCGCGGCCCGCGTCGAAACGGTTCTTCGCACCGGTCGCCGCTTCATAGGAGCGAACGGCAGCCGGCGCGGCCGTGCGCCTCAAAAACGGGATGTAGTCGCGAATGGCCATCAGTTAACCTTAACGGGCACCAATCGCCGGATGACCGGCAGCACCGCCTCATCGAGAACGTTGACGAAAGCGCCGCGGGGAGTCGCCGTGATCGGGATATCGCGGTGCCCGACGAATGGCGTATCGCAGCGGTGCAGGTCACCGTCGACAATGCGCTCGCCGCTCTGGGTGTCGCGCCAGATATTGAGCACAAGGCTCCAGCTTTCACTCTTGGCGATGCCGTAAATCGCGCGGTCGATCGGGTGCCGCGGAAGGTGCTTCTGGTCGGCGGCTTGGTAAATCCGGTCGCGAAACTTCGCTTTTTCCGACCAGCAGTAGAGGGCCATTGAAGCGGCCCGCATGACTTCCTTGTCACTTATGCCGCAATCCAAAAGCGCGCTGAGCACGATCGCAGCGGCGCTGTCCGAAACCTCAAAAAGGTTCGGGGCCGTGTGCGGCCCGTTGGCGCGAACGTGAATGTGCCGATCACGCGCCAACACGGCAACGCGGCTGCGGGCCAGGTTCGAGGGCACGCCGGCCGCGGCAATGTCGTGGGCGATGTCGGCGATCTTCAGGCGCGGCCCGACGGGCGGATAGGCGAAAAGCGGCATGATGAGTTCTTCGGTTTCCACGGCGGTCTCCTTCGATTTACCGCCACGTATAAACGAAACTTTCCTGAAATCAATACTATCAATGCTTTCAATATTTATGTGAAAGACAGCTTCACTATTTATGTGAAAATGAGACGATCACTTGATTACTTGCAACCAGCAACTGCTACTGCTATATTTAGCTCGCTCATTTCGGCGAGGCCATGCGCCGGGGCGAGCGCGGCGCGTGTCGAGGTTGCACTCCCCTCAATCGTGCCTAGCCGGCTGCGGTATCGTCGCAGCCGGCTGAGAGTTTCGAAGGAACAGGATCACAATGACGCCAAACCAGGCAAAGCGCGAAGCAAAGCAGATTTTGCTAGATGGGCGCGCCTTCGGGCTTTCAGGACAGACGATCGCCAAAGCGCTCCTGTTCTGGGCAAAGAAGCACGGCTTCACGCTGCCGGTCGATGTGTTCGGTTGGCTCGGCAAGGATGATCCTAGGTTCAGGATCAAGCGAACCGTCCATTAACTTTCACGTTTCAAAAGGTGAAAGTCACGGTATACTTGTGAATGTTTCACTTTAGACGTGCGTTGACATAATCTATTCTTTTTGAGAACGTGCTGCTTCCGTCAACACTAGCAACGGAGGTTGCTTAAATGGACTATGCGAAAGAATGCAAAGAGGGTCGCCAGCACGCAGCTCGTGTGATTGAGGATTGCCGGGCGTCGGACCATCTGCCCGCGCTGGTCCGCCAAATTCGAGAGGCGGCCGTCAGCGAGGATGGCGAAAGCGTCGGTTTTCTGTTTAGGATTGCCCAAGCGGCGATGAACGGGAGCAACGACCGCGCCGGCGCCCATGGTATTTCTGGTCGGCTGCGATAGGATGCGCCCTTTATGGGCTTGTGGCAGTGGAGGCGTTGCTAAGATGAGGCGAGGAACGATTGCGATTCTGAGTGCCGTGGCTTTTTCTTTGTCCGGCTTTCAAAGTCACGCCGAGACGCTACCTAAAGATAACTCGGCTTCCGAATATGATTTCGGCGCTTTCGCCGAGCGCTTAGAGCGCACAATTAACACTGACATTTGCTCTGTTCGCGGCGACAATGCTCAAAAAATCATGGAGTTGCGACAATCGGGTGTCGCAATGTCTGTAATAATGAAGAAGCTTAAGGATAATGAATCATTTCATAACGTAATAGTTTCGGCATACAGAGTGCCGAGATATAGCAGTAAGAGTTTTAGAATAAAGGCCGCTGAAGATTTCCGCAATGTTATGGAACTGGAATGCTATGAGGCAGGACTTGATCAAAATCTAGTTCCCGTTGACTGAAGCCCGGCCATTTGCGACCGGGCTTTTTTGTTTGCCGAGCTTTTATGCCCGTTCAAGCTCATCGAGTCGCGTCATCATGCCCGCCCTCTAGCCACTTACTTCGAATGATCGCAGGCGCCCGCTTCGGCGCGGCGAGGGAGCGCAATTCCTCGCCGCGCCGCTCGGCATTTTGGTTGATCAGCATACGCGCTGCCCACGCATAAGCGGTCGCGTCCAACGTTTCAGCACGCTTGCCGGGAATGCGCTCGAAGCGGGCGATAGGCTGCCCGCGGCTGTAGCGCACGACTCGCCGTTCGGACGCCAGTTGCTCGAAATAGATCGGCGCCAGGTCCTCCCCAAAACGGATTCCCGTGTTGCGCCCAATGCGCGCGAATAGTTGCGATTTCACGGCATCGGCGCCAACAAGCCAAAGCAGTTGCTTGCCGGACTTTTCGAGGATCGACCGGCTAAAGCCGCCGACGCCCTTCACGCTGACGACGCGACGTCCAAAGCGCGGCCGTGTGAAGGCGTTGACCAGTTCCGTATGCCCGCCGTCGCCGCTATCGACACAAGCCGCGTTGATCCCGATTTGGGCGCCGCGCGGATGCTTCCACGTCTCGCGCAAAAGCGATTCAAGTTCCTGCCACACGGCTTCGCCGTCGATCGGCCCCCAAAACACCCGATGATCGGCAACAAACACGTCACTGACGCTATGTCCGATAATCACGGCTTCTAGGCGATCGTCCTGACAGTCGACTCCAACTGTGAGCCACAGAACGTCATGAGGCAGATTTTCGAGGGTGAAGGCTTCGCGACGGCCGTATAGCTCGTGCTCGTCAAAGTCCTCTCCTTCAGTTTGCCACGATTCGCCTAGAACCAGGTTCGTAAAGGTCTGCAACGTCTCAGGCGTCCGCTTCGCCTGCAGGAATTCGGCGACCAAGGCGGACCAGCGGGCATTGTGGTGCGGGCTGACTAGGCTGTTTATACGAAAGCCGGCCCGGCCCTTCACTTCGGGCGCCATCGCGCGCCAGCGGCCGTTCTCCACGGCCTGTACCTTGTCCTTTTCTTCGATGATGCAGCCGTTCGCAGGGCAGACAACATGCGCAGTCTCCGGTTGCCCCTCAACCCAGCGGACGGCTTGCCACATTAGTTCGAAGCGGTCCCGACAGTGCGGACAACAAATCTCAAAAGCGCGCTGGTCGGACGCCTCATAAAGCCGAGTGACCGGCCCATGATCGAAGATCGGCGTTCCGCCGAAAAGCACTTTGCGGTCGCGGTAGGTTTGCCCGCGCATTCGCAGCAAGTCCAGAACGTTGCCTTCCTCTGTCAGCGCATAAGCATCGATCTCGTCGCCGATGAGGATCTTGCCCAGCTTGCGGCGGAACGCGCGCGGACTCGACGCTGACAGGAATTCAAGGCTGCCGCCGGGATAGAGGCGCCGCATCATGGTCGAGCGGCCCGACTCGTCCGCACCATCGGAAATCAGGCCGCGAAGCGCTGGCGATGCCTCAAACAGCGATTCGATGTCGACCGAAAAGGCGCGGGAGTCGTCCGCGGTCGGTTGGGTCGCGAGGATAGGCGCCGGAGCGGTCGCAACAGTGTGACCAATGTAACCGCCCAGCAAAGCCGTGAAGCCAATCCGGGCGGACTTCCTAACAACGATTTCTGAAATGTTGGGATCGTCCAGGGCCTCGCATATACCTCGCTGCGGTGCCCAAAGGCGCATTCTACCGGGCGTGGCGCTGGCGGTCGACGGCAGGAAGATGTTCGCTTCTATCCAGTCGGCAAGCGGGAGCCGTGCGGGCGGCCGCAGGACGGCCAGCGCCTCGCGCCGGATGCGTTCAAGCGTTTCCATCGGCCAGCCCCTCCAACGCCGCCCGAAGCTCTCGATCGAGCGCCGCTACATCGGTGGCGGTTAAATGGGGCATGGCCGCCCCGTAGCGGCTCGCGACGGCCAGGACGGCGGCGCGCACGTCCCGGAGGACCGATTGCCACTCACGGGCCACATCTGCCGCGCCGACAAGCTCGCCGGCTGTTAGGCGGTTCTTCGCTTCCTGCGCTTCGGCTTGCGCACGGGTGAGGCGTAGCCGCTCGGCCTTCAATTTGTCGCCACCTTCGCTTGGCCGGCCTGCTGTGCGAGCATGCGCAGACAGCCGGCGGCAGTAGCCGGCCACGGACGCCGCCACGTCGAAACGGCCCCTTGCGGTGCGAACGATCACCTTGTCTCGCGCCAGCGTGCGAATGCGGGACGGCTCCACGCCCAAGAAGCGAGCAAGCTCAACTTCGTTCATCGTGGCTGGAATGGCTGACGGCCCGTCCAGGTGCAGCAAGTCACTTAGATCGTGTGTATTCATAAGGATTCACTTATGTGAAAATTTCTGCAAAGAGGTTTGTTTTGCGGTCGGAGCCCCCCGCACCCGGTCGCCCGCGGCGGAGGACCCGTAAGGGTTGTGTGGCGCCGGCTGTGTTCGCCCAGGGGTGGAAGTGGGATGGGATCGACTTTGCGACAAGTGCGACAAGCATTCCAGATAACCCCTATATGTGTGTGCGCGCCCGCGTAGCGCGTTAAACCGGAATGCTTGTCGCACTTGTCGCAAAATGGGCTGTGGTCCATCTTCTCAGCTTTCGAGGCGGTCAAAATGGATCATGGTCAACTATGCGGACGCCCCGGTAGCCGTGGCCGCGGACTCCTGATCGATCCTTTATTGCGACGTATCCACGCTGTTGAAGCGATTCGGGGAACGTCTTCCTGCGGCTGCCAGGATCTTCCCCGTTGATTGAGGCGTACGAACGCCACGACTCCCACAGGTTCGCCACTGTGTCCGCCAGCGCGGGGCCCGTCTCGCAGCACTCCGATATCCACTGACCAAAACTGTCCTGTTCGGCGAAATACTGTTCGGTCGCCCGCTGGAGCACGTCCGGCCTCACAAGCCCATGGGTTTGCCAATCGAGGCATCCGACGATCAGCCATGACAGAATGCCAGGCCATTCCGCTTTCAGCCTCTCAGGCAGGCGTTGGTCCGTCCGCGCTGGCGGGTGATCGAAAGGCAGCACCATGAAGCGGCGCCGAATGGCAGCATCGACATCCTTCAGGCTGGGGCGATTGTTACCGAAGATCGTGAGCTTGAATTCCGGTAAGAACTCGAAATGATCCTGCCGCATGAAGTTCGCCGTGATCCGGTCCTGCCCGGTGAGCGTCTTGATTCGATTCTCTGCCCAGGCGCGCCCTTTCTCGGTCTCGGATGCTCGTGCCATGCGCGCACCGTGAAGGCGCGCCAGCTCAGTCAAATGGGCTTGGTGCTTCGATGCTGTCAGCGTTTCCATGCCAACGTTGACGCCATATTCACCGAGCACGTCCGCTATGGTGTTGATCGCGGTTCCCTTTCCCGAACCGCCGGGACCATAGACAAACAGGAGCACCTGTTCGCGGGTGTCGCCGGTCAGGCTGTAGCCGCCCCATTGCTGCAGGAAGCGAATTGCCGCGCCGTCACCCGCCAAGGCTTCATTCAGGAAGCTCATCCAGGTCGGACAGTCGCGGTGCGCGTCGAACTTGGATACGTCGATTGGCGCGATCGCGGTCAGCCGGCTTATGCGATCGTCCGGCCGCCCACCGCGGAGTTTACCGGTTCGAAGCTCGACGGTTCCGCCGGGCGTGCCCAACAACCAATGATCGCGATTCCAGGTATCGGACGTGCACGCGAACTCGCGCACCGTGCGGGCGCCTCTTTCGACGGACTCCCACGTCGAGACCCGATTCAAGGCTTTCTCTTTTTTGGGATCTTTCGCGGCGAATTTGGTGGAAAGTTCGTGCGCATAGTGATGCGCCAACTTGGTTTCCTCGCGACGCCATACGTTGCCGTCGAACCGGAACCATTTGCCAGCGTGATGGTCGAACAGCAATTCACCGCTGTGTCGATCGGTGAAAGCGCGAATGATTCCGTTTTCGTCGAGCGCATATGACTTCTTTTTCTGAACGGGGAGGTCATCGAAATCAGCGGCGGTGCGCTCCCGCGGAAAGTCGCTGATCGGCTTGCGCAGACCGGCTTGCCAGCCGCTCTTGAACGTCGATCGGAATTCGCTTGCCGACTTGCCCAGTTTTGACCATGCTGCACTGAGCCCTTCGCGTGCCGCTTCTTCGGTCAGGAAGCCGTGAGCAGCCGCCCCGCCTGCCCACGCGGTCGCCTTGTTCAAAGTCTCATTGCGCTCGCCGCCCGGCGCGGTTGCAAGGTCGCTCGCCCATTTCAGCAGACGCTCGGCAGCCCATGCCTTTTGAGTGTCGCTGGCGGTCGACAGGACGGTCACAGGCTCGCGCTCGGACTTGGCGGGCGGACGTAGGGCGTCCGGGAAGGGCGGAAGCTCGACACTGCCCAAGGGCGCCCCTAAGGGCTCATAGCGCTTGCCGGCCTTGAAGCTGCCGGGCGCGAGGACGTAACCGGTTTTGGTTTCCCCGATTTCGTCAATTCGAGTCGTTCGGACATCGAGACCCGAGCCGATCTCCCCGGCGCTGTTTTTCAGGTCGAACGTGCCCCTGAAGAACACATGGCCGCCGCCGCTAGGCGTCCTTGATCTAACCGGGCTAAGTGATTCCCAATCGGGAAAGCCAAGGGCGGCCAACGTGGCGAAACCGTCCTTGCCGTTCTTCACATCGATGTCGAGAATTGTGATGTCGTTTTGCTCGTCGGCGGGGAGCCCAACGCGGGCGTTCGGATATTGCTTCCACCATGCGGCGATCTTCTCGCGGTCGGCCGTGGCAGCGGCTTTCCAGCCAACGATAGGCGTCCAGCGGCCGTGCTCTTTCAGTGTGATCGGGAACACGGCAATGCCGCGTTTCGCATGGTCTAGTGCTACGGCCAGGTTTGTGCCGATCGCCGGCAACGGCTTGTCGCTTAGCAGGTCGGACAGGTCGCCAGAGTTTTGCACTCCGGGGGGAGTCGTGATAGACATTTTCTTACATCCTAGACTTTAAAACCGCGTCCAAAGCCGCCAAGCTGGGCGCGGTTTTTATTTGTGGCTCCGGTTATTCGGAAGCCTGCGATTGCAGAATATCAGAAAAGTTCCCCAGCAACCAACGAAAAGGCGCTAAAAGTGCTGCACATCATGCTGCACAAATTGCTGCCCGAAAACTTGCTAAGCCATTGAATTTACTATGTGGCAGAATCGTGCTGTCGGACACTCCCTCCGCCAAGAGCCCTGCCCCAACATTCTCCGTTTGGCCGAAAGGCTTTGAGAAGGCCGCAGTTCTGCGCCATTTCGGGGGATACCTGTGAACCAGCACACGTACATTTATGGCCGTCATCGCTCTCTTGGGGCAGGTATTCTCCAAAGCTGTTAACCTGACGGATTTGGTTCACAGCTTTTGAAGTCAACAATATCAACGGCTTAACAACACCGAGGCTGTGAACCGTTCGTAGTCTGAGCCGGCGACCGTCAGGTTCTGGTGTCCAATTTTATGATGCGTATACCCGAAGGACCGTATTGCTCAGGCGATCGTCGTGGATTCTAAAGCGCTGCGCATGAGATGAATTGCACATATATTCATCCAGCTAAGGCTCAGCTTGCACAGAACCTGCCTCGCGCTGGCACTGGACCGACAGCTTCTAGCCGGTCCGACCTGCCGTTTACGCACCGCCTTCTGCAAGGTGATCCAGCCGCGCGGAACTCCCCGTCCAGATGATCGTTTGACGTGAGAGTTCCATATTTATGCGATGAGCACGAGGTGGCCCTAG